CCCATCAAGTTGTCTTCGGGCGCCACTCGGGTGATAAAGCCGGCAAACATGGCCGCCGTCTTTTTGCGGACCAGCTCTGCGTCGTCGTACTGGTCCAGCTCGTTGAGCTTGACAAGTGCCCGCGTGAGCCACGGCTCACCCCGAATCTGACCGGGGCGCAAGGGACGGAACATGTGGATCACTTCACTTGCATCCACTCGCACCGTGTCCATACCGCTGCCGGCGCTACTGGACATGGGTGCCAGCAGCCCATCGTTGGGATGTGATCGGTACAGGTGGTAAGCCACCCGGCGACCGAGTCGGTCGAACTCGATGCCTGCACGAATCACATTCCCACCGGGCAAATCCCGGTTCATCGTGGTCGGCAGGTGCTCGGCTTCCAGCACCTGGATCTGCAGCGCCACCGGAAGACCATCTTCGCTGCGGCGGTAGCGCAGCCGGATCAGGGCCTCGCCGCCTTCGAGCATGGCGCGAGTAGCAAGGGCCTGCAGGCCGTAGAAGTCCGTAAGACCCGCTGCATCGGCCTGTGCGCACCAATCCCACCACAGGCTGTGGATGGCTTCGCGGTTGGTCTGATCCTGCACCATGCTCTGGGGTTTGATACCCGTGCCGATGGCATTGGACACAAAGGCTTCAATACCAGCGGCCGCCCAGGCATTGCGCCGCACCAGATCGCGGCTCTTGGCGCGCAGTTCATCTTGCGCCAAAGCGAGTGCTGCAACCGCACCAGGATTCCCCGGCATCCAAGCCAAGGCACGGCGTCCACCACCGGTACCGTCATAAACGGGCGTGCCACCAAACATCCGGCGGCGCAGGTTTTTAAGCCAAGCCATCAGAGCGCCTTGACCGTGCTGACGCGGATCTGGCGCGTCTTGGTGCTGCCGGACTCTCGGGCAATGCTCGACTCCACTTCGGCAATCGCTGTCTTGAGATCGGTCACACTGCGGTATTCGATGCTCTTGCCCTCAAAGGTGACACGGTGCTCACCGCTGGCGAGCGCTGCTCGCAAGGCTTGCAAGTGTTCAGGGGTGTAAGTACTCATGAGACGTTCCTCAGTTCATCCACTTGCTGCGCACCACCCGACGTGCGGGCGCCGGGGTGCTGGCAGAAGTGCTCAGGCCTGCGTCAAACTTCTGTTCTCGGGTGGCCTCGGGGGTGTTGATGGGAGTGGTTTCGGTGAGGGGACCGTTACCGAGTTGTTTTTCCAGTTCTTGCCAGTGCCGGTCTTCGAACCGGTCGAGGCCTGCAGCGGCGGCGGCCGCGCGGGCGTAGACGTAGCAGTCGAGCGCCTCGTTGCGCTCACGCATCTTTTGCCACTCGCGGTGGGCAAAGCCGTTGCGGTCGCGCCGGGTGATCAGCTGCTCGGCACAGAGTTGCTGCAGGTATTCCGCATCGACCTTGGGCAGGTGCACGAAGCCAGCCGGGTAGATCGGCGTGATGCCGTCCTCGGCCACCTCGGCGCTCTTCCTCAAGTTGTTGTAGAACTCCAGCTTGGCGATGCCGCCAGCCACGGGGAACACCTTGATGCCCCGGCGCAGCTTCTTGCCACTGGCGGTGGCATCCACGGCCGTCGGCGTGCCGATCAGGGCGGCGCCCCCGGCAATGCCCTTGATCGGCATGAGCCGGGTATCGCGCACGCTGCGCACGAAGGCATAGGCCTCCTGGGTGGCGTAACCGGTGTCCAAGGCAAGGCGCGCCAGGCTTAGCTGGCAGCCACTGCTGTGGGTCCAGGTCTCACCCATGAGCTTGGCCAGGGCGGACCAGACTTCGCTGCGGGCGGTATCCCCCATCAGGATCCGGTGCTCTACCAGCCACGCGGCTTTGCCCCGCCCGAAGGCCCAGACTGAGACTTCGATGCGGTCCTTCTGCACGTCGGCACCGGCGGTGAGCAGCAAGCCGCCAGCGGGCACGGTGCCGATGCGGTAATCCTGCCGGCGCTCCAGCAGACGCTGCCAGTCCGGCGCTTCACCCTCCTCGACCCAGGTCTCACCAAGTTCAGTGTTCTTGAAGGTCTTGATCGCCGAGGCCGAGCGGGAATCGGACATCGCGGCCGACTCCCAGGCACGGGCAATCTCGATCCAACTGCGCCAGCCAACTGGGCTGTAGAGGCTGGAGAGATGAAACCCCGCAGTGCGCCCAGTCTGTTCTGGCGCGCAGGCCTGCCACTGTCCGTTGTCCAGCATCCAGGTCTTGTGGTGCTCGGCGATCGGCTGGCTGCAGGACTCGCAGATGTAGGCCGCCGTTTCCGGCTGGCCTCGCTCCCAGCGCAGTTGCTCGAACCGCAGCCACTGGCGGTGGTCGCAATGCGGGCACGGCACAAAGTAGCGGCGCTGGTCCGAGGCTTCGAACTCGCGCTCCACCGCACTGGCACCGGCAATCGTTGGCGTCGAGACGATCAGGATCTTGCGCCGCGCAAAGGTGCGGGTGCGCGCCTCGGCCAGCGAGATCGCATCGCCTTCACCTTCCACGTCCAGCGGGTAGCCGTCGACCTCGTCCAGGAACAAGTAGCGCACCGGCATGGAACGCAAGCCCACCGCACTGTTGGCGCCGGTCATCACCAGCACGCCACCATGGAAGTCCTTGGCGAGGATGGTGTTGCCCGAGTCGCGGCTACGCGCGGGCGCGATTCGCTCCTGGATGGCAGGGCTTTCTTCAATCAGCGCATCGATCCGCTGCTTGGAGGCCCGCTTGGCCATCTCCACCGTGGGCCACACCGCCATCATCGGACCCGGGGCGTGATGGATCACGTAACCCACCCAGTTCAGGCCCAGTTCCGTGCCGCCGACCTGTGCGCCTTTCATGAACACCACCCGCTCAATCGGTGACATGGGCGACAAGCAATCCATGATCTCGCGCAGATAGGGCGTGCGGCTGGTGCGCCAGCGCCCCGGTTCTGAGGCAGCCTTGCTGGAGAGGACGCGGTGCTTGTCCGCCCATTCGGACACCGTGAGCAGCGGATCGGGCGTCAGACCCTCGCGCCAGGCGCGCTCAATGGCGTCCCAACCTTCGTAAAAGATCTCGTCCATGCGGTTAATCCACCTTGGGCTGCAAGTCACCCAGATCCTGCAGCTGCTGGCGCACGGCTGCCTCCAGCGCCAAATGCAAGACGTGCGGATCAACCCCCAAACCTGCGGCCATCTGCGATGAGATTCGAGACGGCCAGTTGAGCCAGGCATCTCGCTCGGCCCGGGCGAGCTTGAACACGTGGGCCACGGCCTGCGAGCGATCGACCAGTTCGCCCTTGAGGCGCGCCAGTCGAACCTTGTTGGTTTGCGCCTTGACCACCTCGTTGACGGTGCGGGCCTGGAGCAGCGAAGTGCCACCAGACGACAGCGCAGGGCTGGGTTGCTCGGAGGTCTCCCGCAGCGGCCGTGCGGAAGCTTGCGGCACATCGCGCTGTTCTGCGAAAACCTGCGGGGCAGGTTTTTCGCTGACCTGGTCTGCTACCGACCGCCGGGTCGGCGTTGTATTGGCTGCCCACTGGGCATCGGCCACCACCGGATCGATGGTGCCATCGGGCAAGGGCGTGATGCGCCCGGTATCAATGGCCTTTTTGACAGCCACATGCGACACCCCTCGGTGGCGCGCGTAAGCGCGAATGGACAGTCCCATGGGTCAATCAATTCAGTGCAAGTGGGTGGCCTCCTGGATGCGGTGGGTCATGCAAAGGCAAGTGAATCACCCGGGATAAGAAAGAGCTTGGCTTTGTGTGCGAACAGCGCGTCAATCACATCGCCCTCAACACACCCGTCACTAGAAAGGCCAAAACGATGAACAAGCAAAGCACCCAGCACGTCCAAGACCTGCTTGAAAAGATCGCACTCGACCACCTTTTCATCGAGACCCTGGAGACACAAATGAGCGACCGCCTCGACTTTCATGAGGTGAGTGTCTGGGGCGTGAAAAGCGCGCTAGAAGCTGCATTTGAAGCCGGCCTGAACGTTGCGACCGGCAAACAACCCATCAATCACGCCCTCCATTGATCAGGAAAGCACCATGACCACCAAACTCACCCCCGCCGAACTCACATCTACCCAACACACCATCCTGGCCTATGCCCATGAGCACACCGAAGGCAAGATCACTTGGTTTCCAGAGAACATCAAAGGCGGTGCACGCCAGAAAGTGATCGATGGCCTCTTCAAGCGCGCCCTGATCACCAACGACGGCCAGGACTGGTTCCTCAGTGCCGAGGGCTATGACGCACTGGGCGTGCCGCACAAGGCGCCCTTGAGCGTCCAGAATCTTGATGCGGTAATCAAAGCCGCAGCAGATTCAAAACCTCGCACCCGGGAGAGCAGCAAGCAAGCCCAAGTCATTGCCATGCTCAAGCGAGCCGAGGGCGCAACGATCAGCCAGATCTGCCAAGCCACCGGATGGCAGCCGCACACCGTACGCGGCGCCTTTGCCGGCGCCTTCAAAAAGAAATTGGGGCTGCAAATCACCTCGACGAAAGAGTCGGGGGCAGAGCGGATTTACCGCGTCGCCTGATCAGGAGCCACGCCATGAAAACAATGACCATCAGTATCGAAAGAAGGCCCTTGACCGTTGAGATCCATGGGCAAGTGATTGAAGTTGAAGAACTCAGCGTTCGCCTTCCCTTTGCGCGCAAACCGGCAGACCTCAAGGACATGAGCGCCAGCGAGGACTGCGTGGTGTACATCACCGAGACACGGTGCATGACACCTGAAGAGTTCGATGGCTTTGCGGCCAACCTGCAGGTCTCGCGAGACTGGCTATCAGGCAAAGGCGGGTACGTTGGCCAGGGCCGTCTGTGTGTTGAAGTGCATGCACCTGGTCGACCCTTCCTATACGTGGATCCCAGTGGAAGCGACTATGGGAGTTATGTTGCGGCCATATTTATGTGCACAGATCACCACGCCACTTGACTCTCAGAGGAGGCAAAGGCAATCGTGCGCACATAATTTCCGACATTGCGTCACAAGGTGCTCAGAAAGGTCA